CTTAATTAGCGCAGAAAGTGAAAAATCAAGATTTTGAAACCCAAAAAATCGGAAAAAATGGGATAAAAAGGCACGAAAGAAGAAGGGAGCGGAAAAAGTGAAAAATACGATTTACCTTGACTCCGACTTTAATTTCTTGCTTTTAGAATGTGAAGAAAGCAGCGACACACGAATATATATAAACTTAACGACAAGCGACGCGGCTAACCAGCGCTTTGAAATATCAGTAGCGGGGGGCGCGACCGTAACCGAAACGATACAAAGCGAAACAGAAGTAAATTTTAGACTTTCGCAAGAATATTGGGCAGATGGAAACATAACCACAATAAAGGCATTAAATGACGACGTAACAGGCGAAACAATGGCAATTAGTTTCCCCGCCGCTTTATCGACAAACGGAAGTTTGAATTTTATATCCCCCACCGAGTTTGAAATGAGCGCACAAAGCCCGGAGTACGCAGGCGGCGGAAGTGGTTCGAGTTCGGGGGCGTATGGATCCGCTTTCGATTTTGTTGAAGCAATCCGCAATATCGGTTTTAGACTTTTAGACGAGCCGTCAAGTGTAAACGTTTTTTATGATTTTTTCTTAAACCAGGTCTCGCTAAAATGGGTAGACCCCAGCGATATTATCGGAAACGAACCCGCTCCCGCAACATGGGCTGGAACCGTAGTTGTGAGAAAAGAAGGGAGCGCACCGCGCCACAAATGGGACGGCGTTTTGATCGAGGACAGCACGACAAGAAACGCACACGCGAGCAGCGCGTTAATTGACGCCACGTTTGAAGAATTTAAAACGTATTATTACGGCATTTTCCCTTATGATACAAAAGGCGACTACCGCTTCACAAAAAGCGTTTTAGTAGTAACAGGGACACCGCTTGTCCCCGTTCCGCTTTTTGAAAATGGAGCTTTTGTTCCCGGCGCAATGGCGGACGGCTTTTCGCTTACAAATAGAAAAGCAAATATACCTTCATCATTGGGCGGTTCAACGGACATTAGCACGCTTTCCGAGTGGTATTTGTCGGAGTTTGTTTTATGGTGCGGAAATCACTTTGCCGAGCCGTTTTATATAGAAAGTGATTATTTGAGAAAAGACGGCTTAATAGGCGATATGACAAGCGACATTGGCGAGCCCGTTTCATTTACGGGAACCTACTACTATTTGCCTATAAAGCGAATAAACAATCCCAAAATATTAGCCTATAAAGGCGCAACTGTAAAATATAACGGCATACAAACGGGCAGACAAGATTATAACTTTGTTTCGTTAGGCGTTGGGGCAGTAGTAGAGGGACAAATGCAAACGGTTTTCGACTTGCCTTTTCATGTAAAAGTGGAAGAATGGACGGAATATCAAGTAAATATCTCTTCTTTGCCTTATGTTGATTATTTGATTTTATGGGCGGCGGACGGAAGCCCGGGCTATAAAGATATAGAGATTAGGTATCAAGAGGTTTAAATATGGGGCATAAGTATATTAAAACGACCGACGTTTTCAGCACGTCGGAAAACGGAGCCGTCCCGAAACCAACACCTGCAGACGTTACGGCAAACAAGGTTTTAAGAGCGGACGGAGCATGGGTTCCCCAAAGTGGCGGCGGCGGGGGCGGCGGGACGCATACCTACAGCACCACCGAGCAAGTAGTAGGGACATGGATTGACGGTTCCGACATATACGAAAACGTTTTTAGTGGGACATTTGCGGACATGAACGCCACAAGCGTAGTTATTGATTTAGGTTTGGGCGGCGTTGGTTGGATCCTTAACGCGTGGGGTTTTTTGGTAACGTCGGATCACCCCGAGAGCGCTTTGCCTATTGGCAAAAATTTCAACGAGAGTTTTTCGAGCGTTTGGTTCGGGCACGTAGCAAATGACAATGTTACAGTTGTTAGAGGCGGCGCGGGTTGGCACGGAAACACGCCTACGGCGTATGTAGTTTTACAGTATATAAAACAAGTAGCACCATAAGAGGGCGAGCTAATGACCGACCGAAAAACCGAGCTTTTAAAGATCATTTGCAAGGCGGGCGACGCGGACAGAATAAAAGCCGAGAAGCTTGTCGACGAGGTTGTATTTCTGGAAAAGAACCTCGCGGAATTGCGCCTGCTGCCTTTTATCAAGGTCAACCCGAAAGACCCGACAAAACAGAAAGCGACACCGGCGGCGAAGCAATACAAAGAGCTGCTGCAGCAATACAACAACACGATGAAGCTTTTGTTGAAGATCAGCGGAGATTTGGGCGAAACGGAAGAGGAATCGCCGCTGCGGTCCTGGCTTAAATCGAGGGGCAAGGAATGAAATGGACGCCGGATAATTGCTTTTTGCTGGAATATAAAGAGCGCATTGAGTGCGGCGAGATCGTGGCGGGGCAAGAGCTTTTTAAAGAGCTTTGCAACCTGGCGGAAGATTTGCGGAACGTCGACGCGTATTATTACGACCGAACGGCGGCGCTTTTGCGGTTCGACTTTATGGAGCATTGTATAAGGCTGACAAAAAGCCCCTTTTACAATCAGCCCATGAAGCTTATGTTGTGGCAGAAAGCATTTATCGAAACGCTTTACTCGTTCAAAATGGCGGGAGAAATGACCGCCAACGGCGGACCCGTGGACCGTTTCAAAAGGGCATTGCTTTTGATCGGGAGAAAGAACGGAAAGAGCGAGACTTGTTCGGGGCTTGCCAACGCGGAATTTATCGCCGGAAATGAGGGCGCCGACATCGTTTGCAGCTCAAACGACGACGCGCAGGCCAGCATAGTTTACGACGCGATCGACACAATGAGGATCCTATACGACCCGAAGAGCGTCGACACCAAACGCAACCAGCGCTTCATTCTTAACAAGGCGACAAATACAAAGATTTTCAAGCTTTCAGACCGCACCCGAAACAAAGAGGGTCGAAACATAGATTGGGCGATTTTGGACGAAGCCCACGAAATGAAAGAGAACGTTATCGCCAAAAGCATAGAGCAATCGCAATCCGTAAAGGATAACCCGAAATTTATAGAGATAACGACCGAGGGCTTTGTCGTGGACGGCTACCTCGACGACGAATTGAAAAAGGCGCGGGCGATCATCACGGGCGAAGATACCAGCATAAGCGGGCGTCGTTTTCTGCCGTGGCTTTACACACAGGACAGCGAGACAGAGATATTCACGAATCCCCGGAGCTGGCAGAAGAGCAACCCGACACTCGGAATCATAAAGCGCTTTGATTATCTGGAAGAGCAGGTCGACCTTGCGAAGAGATCGAAAGCGGACCGCATTTTCGTTTTATCGAAAGACTTTAATTATAAGCAGAACGGCGTACAATCCTGGCTCAACGTCGAGGACTACGACTACGGGGCGCGATTTGATATTGAGGATTTGCGCGGGTCCTTTTGTCTCGGACACGTTGACCTTGCGGAAACGACCGACCTTGTTTGCGCTAAAGCGCTTGTTATCCGTCCGGGAGATAAAACAAAGTATATTTTAACGCAGTATTTTATCCCGGAAAGCAAGCTGCAGCCGGAGAACGACGACCACGCGGCGGGCGCACACTACAAAGAGTGGGCGCAAGCGGGCTATATCACCGTGACCGACGGGAACGAATGCGACCTCGCAAGCGTGGCAACGTGGTTTTATAAGCTTTACAAGGACCACGGAATAAAGCTTTACAAATGCGGATACGACCAGCGTTTCGCTAAAGAGTGGCTCGCCGCTATGGACGACTACGGATGGACAAAGGCAGCAGGCGACGTTGAGATGATTTTGCAGAACGCGCCGACGCTTTCAAACGCTATTTCGTTGTGTGAAGCGGATTTTAAAAGCCGCTTAATCAATTACAACGACAACCCCGTGGACAAGTGGAACCTTACAAACGCCTGCTTAAAGCTTAACGACCAACGCCAGGCGCTAATCATAAAGACAGACAACGCGCACAAGATCGACGGCGCGGTAACGCTGGCGAACCTATACGAAATGCTGCGAAGATATCGCGGCGATTTAAAGAAATTATCGGGGGAATAAAAAATGGGACTTTTCGACAGACTTTTTAAGAAAGCACCGAAAGAGGTAAAGTTTGCGCCCATGCTTAACGGTTTTTTACCGCTTTATTCACAGTATGGGACCAACATTTACACAAGCGACGTCGTGCAGCAGGCTTTAAAGTGCATTGTTGACGAATTGAAGAAGCTTATCCCCACGCACATAAGGATGAACGGCTCCGACCCGATCCCAGTTCCCGGCAATCTGCAGGAAGTATTGAACGACCCGAACCCGCTGATGACGACCAGCGAATTTTTGGAAAAGACGGCGTGGCTTTTACTTCTCAATTATAACGCTTTTATCATCCCGACATACTACACATGGACGGATGAAAAAACGGGAGCGGAGCGCCGCCGCTACGAAGCGCTCTACCCCATAAAGCCCATGCAGGTTGATTTTATCGAGGACGCAAGCGGGCGGCTTTTCGTGACGTTTTGGTTTGAGAACGCGGAGAAAACGACCGTCGCTTATGAGGACGTGATACACCTTAAATATAATTATAGCGTTTCACAGTACATGGGCGGCAATGAGTTAGGACAGCCCGACCACGCGGCATTGCTGCAGACGTTAGAGCTTAACAAGCAGCTTTTGACCGGCATTGCTAAAGCAATGAAAGCAAGCTACGCCGTGAACGGCGTTGTTAAATATAACACGCTGATGGACGACGGACGGACGGCGGCGGCGCTTGCGGAGCTGGAAAAAAAGCTCGCGAACAGCGAGAGCGGATTTTTACCGCTTGACCTTAAAGCGGACTTTACACCGCTCGAGCATAAGAGCGAGATTGTGAACGCGGACACGCTGAAATTTATCGACGAGAAGATCCTGCGCAATTGGGGCGTTCCCCTGGCAATCTTAAC